GAGTGCTATTGGCTTGTACTCAAAGCTCTACGAGTTCTCAGCAGAAAAGAACATCCTTGTGTTCGATGACTGTGACTCAGTACTGTTAGATGACCTTAGCCTTAACATCCTAAAGGCAGCACTGGATACATCAAAGAAGCGTACTATACATTGGAACACTGACAGCCGACTCCTGCGCAGTGAAGGAGTGCCCAACTCATTTGAGTTCAAGGGTGGTGCTATCTTTATCACTAACATCAACTTCCAAAACATCAAGTCAAAGAAACTGCAGGATCACTTGGCTGCTCTGGAAAGCCGTTGCCACTACATTGATCTTACTATACACACAGAGCGCGAGAAGATGTTGCGCATCAAGCAGATCGTAGGCGATGGTATGTTAGCAGAGTACGAGTTCTCTGATGCTGAGCAAGCAGAGCTTGTACAGTTTATTGATGACAATAAGCGTCGCTTGCGTGAGCTGAGCCTGCGTACAGTACTAAAGACAGCAGATCTAATGCGCTCATTCCCCCAGGGTAAATGGAAGCGTGTAGCACAGATCAGCCTTATGCGTTAACAGATTAGAGGTTCGCTCCCTCTCTTTATAGAGACCTTCGGGTCTCTTTTTTTTAGAAAAAATTTCTCGATGTGGGAGAAAAGATTTTTTTCGAAAAAAAAATCCTGAGGGGTAGTAAAATAAAAGTGTTGTAAAAATACAACAGTGTGGTAACAAATCACCAGGCCACCGAAAAAGTAGTTAAACTTAAAATTTTTACAGCCCAATTTTTTTAACCCTGTAGGACCCATTTGGGCCGCTCTATCAATATAGTTAAATACTTCTGTCTATAGGAGCGAACTATGTGGACAGCCGCGGAATACCTTAAACAAACCCCACCCAGAAATTTTCGATACACTCTGCTCTTTGGTGCCAATGCTTGGCGCTATCATAATCTCAAGCCAAAAGGATTGTTTTTAGACTGTTCAGCATAATAAGTACTGTATGGATGATAGAGATATTTTTATACACAGCTCGCGAGGGCAGTACAAATACGACCCAGATTTTGACGTCTATAGACGAGTGCAGACACCGCCAAAACTCACTGTATTTCAACAGTGTTCGTGGATCGTGGTTACACTGGTGTTGACTGTGATCTGTTTTGCTGTTACACTGTATAAACAGTAAATTTAAGGATAAGTAATAGTATGAGATGCCCTGTCTGTACAGCAATAGTCTTTATACTCTGTCTAGTGTTTGTATACATACATTGGCTTTGGTAAAAACTGGCCAGGGTATCAGCATAAGTACTCCACAGAAAAATTACGCAGATATTTTTTCTAAATCTGCAAATACCCATTAAGGAGCGTCAATGGCTAAAACTCGTAGTAAACAGCCCAAAACACAAGATCTAGTACCCAACGAAGATTTTTCAAAGTTATCAGAAGATCAAGTCACAGATCTCTTAGAGCATACTCTAGCCACACTCTGTGATCGTTTAGAAGCCAACGGTGTAGACCCAGATTATATATCGGGCGCACTGTTTAACCATTTTACACAGCGACTCTGCGATGTCAACGATCGTGAACAGTACGAAATGATCCTAGAAATGGCTCTAGATTCTGAGTGGGATGAACAGACTATTCACTGACACCATTACTGATCTTTAATGGTTTTACGTATGTGATTTCTGGGGTTTTTGTCATATAATCACTATAAGTACTAGTGTAACACACAGGGTACTTAATTAACATTTATTCTCAAGGAGAAACATTATGTGGACAAAACCAGAAGCAGTTGAAATGCGTTACGGTTTCGAAGTAACCATGTACGTAATGAACAGATAATCACTGTTCCCGTACAACAATAAGGTGCGTAGATTATGCACCTTATTTTTTGGCTTTTTACCGCTCAGCGGCTTCGCCGCCTAGGACTCTGGATCCTTGCTATAAATACCTGTGATGCAGACCATGGCCTTATTTGTCAGCGATCCCTACTGCTCCGTCCAGTGCGCTAATGGAATAATACACTGTCTGAGTCGGGATTATCAGATACGTCTATTTGGCCCTAGACCCGTGGAAGACTCATTTTGGCGTGATGTGGATCTAGTCTGTGTGCCCGGAGGCGAGGGCGATTCGGAAAGTTTCCATAGATTAATGATCAATCATAGACAGGATATACGCAGTCACGTTTGGGGAGGCGGGCAGTATCTAGGCATCTGCATGGGCGCATACTGGGCGGGATCACACTATTTGGATATCCTAGACTCTGTGGATGCTGTGCAGTATATAAGGCGGCCCTGCACAGATACTCGACGTCCACATGCTAAAAATATCTCAGTTCGTTGGCAGGATCGGGAGACAGAAATGTTCTTTTACGATGGCTGTGCTTTGGTAGGAGATACTGGTAAATTTACCACAGTGGCCAGTTATACTAACGGCGATGCCATGGCCATACAGCAGGGGCACATTGGAGTCATAGGCTGTCACCCCGAAGCGGAACCGTGGTGGTATGATAGTTATACGTGGATGCAGGGTCTGTGGCAGGACCATGGGGCCCTGCTTCGTGACTTTGCCTTAGGCCTGCGCTTCGCCCCAGCGTAGAATTAAGTTAGCAGTGGCATTACTGCCTGCGACCTTATACACGTTGATAGCCAATACGTCCGGACCGTTGGGGAATGTACCTCTACCACCAATAGCAGTAGCAGTTAATTCTTTCAGTGCTTCTAGGCTTAATTCACCTGTTTCACCCGGATTAGCAATAAATGAAAATACCTGTTCACCCGGTGTGGCATAGTCTGCACCAAACTGGAATGTTATTGTGCCTGCGGCGCTGAGTGTACCCGAGAACGTTTGGTTAAAGGTCACACGATATACAGTAGTGCTGGCAAACGTTCTAGTTGTGATCTGCTGTACCGCAGAACCCGCTGGGAACGCTGTAACACTGGAAGCAACTCTAGTGCCCTGTGCCGCGCCCGAACTTAACCAACTTGCTGAAGTAAAGAACAAGAAGTTTCTGTTGGTGTAACTAGCGGCTGAACCAGCGGCTGTTACAGTAACGCTTTGACTGTTGGCTGCACCTGTAGGGCTGGTAGCATTGGCATTTGCTGACATTACAATACGTGTGTAGTTAGTACCGGAAATGTTTACATAACTCTGTGTAATTGAGTTGATGGTCTGACCGCCAGTGATGTAAGTGCCTAGGCTCAGAGTATCACCGATGGCCACTCCTGAACTTGCATAGGCCGCATCTGTGATCAAGAAGTCGCTTCTTGAACTACTCAATGCTGAGTTATAGGTAGCAGTCAGCGCACTGGTCACTGTAACAGTGACGTTGTTGCCTGCGCCACTAGGACTGCTACTGTTAGCGGCAGCACCCATGACAATTCTAGCATAACTAACGTTGGCTATGGTCACAAAGTTTGTGGTAATAGTACTGATACTCTGTCCACCGGTTAAGTATGTTGTAGCACTGACTACGTCTGATACAGCCTGCGTGGTAATCTGTGTGTTAGGTACTAGGAAGTCTGTTCTAGCAGTGCTTAGAGCAGTAGCATAGGTCACAGATGCTTCAGCACGGAAAGTAATACCGTTAACTGCGGTATTCTGCGGACTAGTGTTGTTGGCATTAGCAGTCATTACAATACGTGCATAGTTGATTGAGTTAATTGTAATAAAGTTTGATGTAATACTTGATACACGCTGTCCGCCTGTGACATAAGTGCCCACACTGATCAAATCGCCCGCTCTAATAGTAGTCTGCCAACCATTGACTGTGGTCTGCGGAATTAAGAAGTCACTGCGACCTGTACTAAATGCATTAGTGTATGTGCCATTCTGACCGTTGGTAATTGCCGGAGCATTACCTGTAACTGTAGTTGAGTTAAAACTTGTAGCAGTTAGTGTAGTAGTTGCCGCGTTAAATGCTACTGCTGTTAAGGTAGTAGTAAATGCGCCCTGTATTGTAGCAGTGCTAGTTGAACTGCCTCCAGACCATGTTACAGAACCGCCGGCTGCTACCTGTGCAAAACTTGGTTGTCCACCAGACGCACTGCTCTGTAATCCAGTCCAGGTAATCTTAGTTGGGTCTGTAGGATAGTTACTTGGATTTAAAATACCTTCAACAACCAGCGCACCTGTTACACCGCTGTCAGAAGTAATAGAAATACCTGACAACAGTAATTGCGCACGGTTTAGTAATTCGCGTTCACCTAGGTCACCAATCTGTGCGTTTGACACGCTAGGTGCTAGTCGAATTAAGAATGCTGTTTTCTTATCAACACTGACAGTAACCGCTGTACTTGCGTATGAGAAGATGTAACCACGATCACTGTCGAATTGTCCGTCAATCATAAACGCAGATCCCCAGTGACTGATGTTTGGTGTAATAGTATTAGATACTAAAATAACACCAGCACGTTCACTGTGAGTGGCTGCAGATCCTGCTGAGAAGTTACGTTGACTACCTGCTACAAACTGTGTTAGGTTTGCCGCACGTACACACCCTGTTAGAGCTGTACCGCTGTTACCTGTATAACGAATTAATTCATTGTCAACGATAACTGTACCAGCACTAGGGAACCAGTAGCAGTCTTCTTCACTCATTGGTATTGTTGTTTGACTGTCAGTCATTGAGGCTGTTAGTACGCCCTTAGCACCTTCGTTGATAACTTCATAACGAACAGGTTGGTTACCAGTACGCATATATGCTTCTGTGTTTACGTTTGAATTACGGAAACGATGTGCAAAGATATAGTTACCTTCACTGCCTCTTAACATAAAATCAATAAATCCAGCACCATACCATGTGTGCTGAATACCAATCATCTGCATCTTAGTTGGATCTAAAATATAACCACTGGGTCCTGCACCGTTTAGACTATCTTGATTCCAATCTTCTTGTGGAACAACTAGATCAACAGTTTTAAGCATTTTTGCTTCAGTTACATCAGTGACACCGCGATAGTCGGGTGTTACATACATCAGTGTATCGCTGGCAATCTGTGATACCACGTGGGTCATTCCTCGAATAACTACACGATCTCCTTGTGCTAGTTGTTGAGTAAATCTAGTGTTAGTTCCGTTTACTGTGCTACTGTTACTTTGAATACCAATAACACCGGCACATTGGAATGTTGAGCTACGACGTACTACAGCCATTCGCTGTCCGTCATATTGCCAGAACATGCCGTTTTGATCATCAAATATACCAGAACGAATTGTGGAACCATGCCACTTACGAATGCTCATTTGGCATGGATTATCTAACACTGCTGTGGTCGAACCCAGTGTCTTCTGTGCTAGAATTCTTAACACACGTTCGTTAACAATGTCTGTAACGATGTAGTTACCGTTGTATCCTTCAGTTAGTACTCCGCTAATACCAATTTCACCACCAACTTGACAGCCATGATCTGTATCATCTGTGGTCAGTGTGATTAAACTACCAACTGCTGTTCCTGTAGAAGTTAAACTGCGTATGTCGTAACTAGGTGCAAACAGAGCACCGGTATTATACATTACACCCTTACCAGATTGATAACGAATGTATTTCTTACTCATACGTATAGCAGTTGATCCGTGTGCTGGGCCAGCAGTACCTAACTGAACACCGCCGTCAAATGGTCTATGAGTAAAGAATCCGTCTGGGCGTCCGTATACAACACCTACTAGGGTGTTATCGATAGTTCCGGGAGCTCGTGCAGTATAACGTATTGTTGTAGCACTTGGAACTTGCTCAACAAAGAATGGACCAGCGGCTAACTGTGCTCCTGTTCCTGAACTTGTAATAGAAGTAGTAATTGTATTGCCTGGAACGAAACCGTGTGGGCTGGTAAAATTAACCTGTATAGTTGCAATAGCACTGTAGGACAATGTAGTCCCGTTTGGAATAGACTGTGTAGTTGAGTCGTTGATTGTAAATGCGCTGATAAAAGACTTAGTTGGCGCAGTAATTGTAGTTCCTGCGGCTGATACTGTTTGAATTAGTCCACCAGCATTAACGGTGGCTACTTGAATACTACCGTTAGCATCAACGCTTTGAATTTGTATACTAGCGTCGCCGTTGCCGCCAGTGATATTAACAATTTCACTGGCTACATATCCACTACCTCGTTGATTAATAACAACGCTGTCAATGACTCCGTCTAAATCGCTGTCGGTGATATCTAATGTTAGTCCTGTTCCAGATCCGCCGCTGACCGTAGCAACATCTGTTGCGGTGATATATCCAGTGCCGCCAACTAACGAAGCACCGTTTAAAGATAACACTCTACCACGACTAAATCCTGATAAGATTGTAACAACTTCTCCTGGTCCATAATTTGCTCCAGGATTAACTACAGAAACTGCAAGAATAGAACCATTACCGTCAACTTGAATATCAACTGTTAATCCTGATCCTATACCAGATGCTGTAGTTGAAAGATTTGTTAGAGTTGTATATCCGAGACTTGGAACAATAGTAGATTGATTTAAAGTGGCTACAGTGTTTTTGTCGCTGGCTGTTGCTACTGTAACTGTACAGTCGTTAGTTGGTGTTGTACCACCTAATTGTGTTCCTAAAATTGTTATGGTATCGCTTTGCGCATAAGAAGTTCCAGGATTGGCCACAGTAGCAGAATATCCAGATAAACTTCTCACAATAGTAAATGTTGCGCCCGATCCTGATCCGCTGGTACTGTCCTGTGTTCTGCTAGTATAAGTTTGATTAGTACCAGTTATATCAGCAGTTAGAGCTCCACTTAAACTTACAGTGTTACCAGTAACGTCTGTGACAATAACTGCTTCGCCGTCACCACGATCAAATATCAAACCAGATGATATACCTGTAGTGCTATTCACTGTTACAGAAGTGTTTCCAATAACAGCATTAGTTAATAATTGTGTGCTGGCAGCAACCCCGCCCGGACCAGTTACCGCAGTAATCTGTGCTCCAGTTGGGATACCAGTTCCAGTTATTGGAGCACCAACTGGAGGTATTGCTCCAGATCCAAAACCAATAACATCTCTACCACTAGGTGTAATTAAACTAGTTGATACAGTGCCCGAACTACCCGCAGAAAATACTTGGAAACTAGGATTACCTACTGATGCGTTGGTATAGAATCCACCTTTACGTAATTGTGTATAAGTGCTGGCCAATACCTGACCGTTTGTTGTTCCTACTTTTGATTTTGCATAATATGTAAATTGATTAGCCGCTGGTACGGAGAATACTAAGAATGATCCTTCAGCACGACTAAATCCACTGACAGTATTAGCCAACGCTTTAATTGTAAATGGATCACTGACTGCAAATCCGTGACTGCTCTGCGTAGTAACTGTGATTAAACTAGCACCAGTACCGCTGGTTCCAGAACTAGCATCTGTAACTACGTTAGTTACTGCTAGATCACTACCGGGAATTTCATATAATGACGGGTAGTTACGCATTAGTGCAAGTGCCTGCCATTTAGTTGGTTGAAGTCCATATTCAAAGTCTGCGTCAAGCATACTCTGAGGAATACCAACTTTCATACGTTCCATAGCGTCTGTGGCTATTGGGTTTAGTCTAACTTGTTGTTCTTTACCTTCAACAAATATCTGGATGTTGTCAGTAACCATATGACTTGATGTATCTACATCAAATGATAGTGTTGTTATTTTATCATTGCCATATAACAAACCAGCAAAGTCGTCATCATAATCTTCGCTATAGGTTACATCACCGCCCGTATTTGAATCTGCAAAGTTATATAAAATCGTGTTTCTGCTAGTGTTAGTAACTAACAAGAAATCTTTTAGTTTATAGAATCCAGGAACTTTGATATAACCGCGTTGAGAAACTTGTGTTGGAAGGTAATCAGTTCCCCCTGATATGACTTCAATAATTGTTGTGCTTAATTCTTTTAACTTAGTATCTGAGAATGTCTCTGGAATAATACCGTTGTCAATAACTTGACTTTCTACGATTTGACGTGCTGGATAAGCAACGTTGGCCCAAACATAATTTTCAACTAAGTCTCGAATAAAAGTATGAGCAAATACTTCTGGTTGACGATCTCCATCAACAACAGCAACACCACCTTCGTAGTATCGAGTAGCATTAAACCAAGTCTGTTTGTTGCCGCCATTCTTCATGTCGGTTAGATAACCTTCAATAATGTAGCTCATATCTCTACGACACTTGTCTTGATTGTATGTAAAGAATATAAATGGTGAAATATTGTTAGCCACATTGTATGCAATATAGGCAATAGTTTCTTCAAGGATAAACTTCTTATTAGCATCAAACAGTGCAACTGCATTAGGATGTAGACCGCCGCTCTGTGGGTCAGGTGCTACAACTTCTGGTAATGTGCTTGGGCCAGTAGTTAATACATCAATAATAATATCTGAATAATCAGTAAATGCTGTAATGCTTGAGGTTTCTGCATCATTTTCTAAAATTGTCTGTTCAACATCATATTGATAATTTGCATGATATGTGTTGGTAAAAATGTAGTTGTTAATTAAATCTTGAATAAAATTTTGTGTATTAATTTCAACCTGTGAATTTGATAGTTGAATAACTCCGTTAAAATAATAGCGTGAACCTACATAATGAGTTAATTCATTACCACCATATGTAAGGTCGTGTATGTATGCATCAATGACATAGGTTGTATCGCGTCGACATTTTGCTTCGTCGTAGGTATCGCCAACATATAACGAATTGTAGTTATAACTAATGCTAGGTAAACTTGTTAATCCGTTGATAATTAAATCTGTAACAATATCAATCAATGTATCAAAACTTGTAATACCACCTGCTTCACCTGCTGAACCAGTTAATACCTGTGCAGAAACAACAGGACTTTGTTGCGGAGTTGCCGCTACTCTAGGAATTACGTTAGTATTGATTAATGTTTTTAAGAAATCATAGACTGCGGCTTCTTGCGCAGGATACAATAATTGTTCTTCACCGTTGAGCCAATATTGACGACCAATTCGGATAGTTTCAGCATTGCCGCCGCCCGTAATATCTGTTATCCACGCATCTACTAAGTATCCAACATCTCGTTTACATTTTTCTCTAGTAGTAGAATCGTAGGGATATCCACCAAACGGATATGTCGGTGGTTCTATTGCTGGAAGACTTGATAATCCGTTTTGAATAACTGCTTTAGTTGCATTTAATAATGTAGTTACAGTAGTTGAAACACCGGCTTCTGCACTAGAGCCGCTGATATTTTGAGTCGCTGTAGTTTGTAAAGATGTATAAGCAGTTCTTATTAAAACATAATTGTTAATTAAAGTTTTTACAAATTCATAGGTAGCAACTTCTGGTGTTCTAGGACCGTCAATCTGAGCTACGCCATCTAACCAGTAGAATTTTAAAATTCTTCTAGTTTCAGCATTGCCACCGTATCTAATATCTTTAATTAGAGCATCAACAACATAGCCAATGTCTCTTAGACATTTTGTTTGATTATAGGTAACAATATTAGCAGATGTAAATGGCGCAATATTACCAGCAATCTGACTGTTAATCCATGCCACAGTTTCATATTTGATAAATTCTTTGTTGTTAGTTAACAGTGTAACAGCATTAGGAGCAAGGTTCTGCGAAGTTTGTGCGGCAATTTGATTAGTAACATAGGCAGCCGCTTCTTCTTTGATAAAGTTCTTATTATTTGTAAGTTGAACTATTGTATTTGGATATGCAGTAGGAGCAACGCTGGGCGTGTTGTAACCATAGTTTAAATATCCTATTGATTCCTCTATGATAAAATCTTTGTTGGCCGTTAATAATGCCACTGCATTAGGATATTGATCATACGGTTGTGGAACTACCGCAGGAACAAATCTGTAATCTTTAATCTGTTTCTTTGCCATTTAAATTTTCCTTAGCTCAATGCTATCGATAATGCTATCGACTTTGTGTCAACATATTGTTTATTAGTTGCATGTGATGGTTGAGTTGGTACAGTACTTATGTTTACATTACCACCCACAGTTACATTATTTGTAAATGTTCCCGAATTTCCTGCTACTGCGCCACCGGAAGACACATTGCCAGATGCAGAAACTGCACCAGTTGTATTAATATTTCCAGTAGAAGTTAAATTAGCAACGTTGTCTACGTTGCCGCTTGTTTGAATAATAACTGTATTAGCCACTGTTACTGAACCGGTAGTAGCAATAGCATTAGCAACAATATTTCCTGTGTTAATATTCCCAGAAGAATCAATATCTACTACTTCTAAATTGCCTGAAGAATTAATATTGACTACAGTTAAATCTGATAAGGTTGCCTGGCCAACAACATCTAGTGTTCCTTGAATGTCAGTATTTCCGTTTGCAGAATCTACTGAAAATTTCACCAAAGGCGTTAATGCACCGTTGGTAATTTTAAAATATTCTGTAGCCGCGGATGTTGATCCGTTGACAGTTAAATTACTGTTTAAGGTAGTATTACCAGTAACAGTTAACGATGTTAGAGTACCTACAGTAGTTAAACTACTAGTAACAACGTTAGGAGCCAGTGTAGTACCAATTAGGGCGCCAGCACCCACAGCACCACCTGTACCAAAGTTTGATAGAGTAAATGTTAGGTATCCAAGTGTAACTGGTTCGCCGTCGTCAATTGGATCTGCTAGATTATTAATTCTGTACTGTGTTATACCGTTTAGTGTATTAAGGTTGCCACCCAATACCGGATTAGGATCGTCGGATAATTCATTAAATCCGCTGTTGTTGATAGTTAAAGTGCCGGGCGTTGTAGTGTCTAAAGTAATACCGCTTCCTGCGGCTATGGACAACCAACTTACACCAGTTCCGTTTGTTGTTAAAACTTTTCCAGAATTTCCAGCCAATGGTGGCAGTGATGATGGAGCAGACGCAATTTCTGCTTGTGTCCACTCTCTAGTTGCGAGTTTTAATCCGCCTCGATTTTGTGAATCATAAATTCTTAGGGTATCGTTGGTTTGATCATAAAAGACTTCGCCACGAAGTCCAGTAATATTATCTAAACTTTGTCCAGTCCTACCTAAAAATCTAACACTTCTAAAATTGTTATTAACTGACATACATACAAGCCCTGTGTAGACTTGTATTTACCTGTTAAAAAGGATCTTTAGTTGGGTCGGCGGAACCGCCCATATTACTTAAAAATTGGCGTAATTTAGTGCTATCAGCCTGTGCTTTAATTTTAGGTAAAGGAACTCCCTGTGTAGGATCAACTGTTATTTCTCCAGTACCTAGATCAACAGATTCTGCCGTAGATTTGCGTTTTAAATCATCTAAAATTGCACTGCTCTTTGGACGATATTCGTTGTCACCTTCAATCCCCGGATCAGTGATGCGTAGTGTATCAATGTCAAAGTCTAGGTCAATTTTCATACCTACACCGCTTGAACTACGAGTTTTCATTAACTGTATTTGATACTTGCCACGTTCACGCATAGCACGACTAGTAAAGATGCCAAACACGTTATCTGCTGTTTGAATCTTACTTAAACCACCTGAGATGTGACTGTGATCAAATTCAACTTCTTCAACAGCACCACGGTTCAACTGTGCCGCAGTAACAAACACACATTGTTTTTCCATGGCTAAGTTGCGCAACTCTTCTGCTACATACTTGTCTTTGACAAACAAGTTTTCCGCTGAAATCTTTTTAGAAATAGGCAACAGCAAGTCCATATAGTCAACTAACAGTACGTCTACCTTACGGCCCATTTTAATTTCGTATTCTTTTAAGTAAGCACGGATATCGTTGGTATTTTTACCAGACGGCATATATTTGACCTGATATGCTCCAGATTTTTTACCAATCATTTTAACTTTCATTTCAACATTATCAATGTCTTTGAAAATATCTCTGGTAGGAATACCTGTGGTCATTGAATCTACACGCATACTAACTAATGCTTCACTCAACTCCAGTGTTAAGTAAACAACATTCAGTCCTTGTAGGGCCCAGTTTACGCCAAGGTTAGCAAGAAAGAGGGATTTACCTGCACCGGATCCGCCGGCAAAAATGTTAAGTTCTCCACGGTTCATACCTCCAAATAGTCGTTTATCGACTGTGTCCCACCCAGTCTTAACTTGTCCGTTTTTATCTTTAAGTCCTAGCAGTCGGCCCTTAGGATCACTCCAGTAGTCTGTGCCCATGTCTTTTTGTAAGCCAATCTGCACAGCCTGTTTGATCATATCTTCTACTGGACCATAGTTGCCTTCTTCCAACAAGTCTGCTGATTTTAGAATAGCACGTTCAAGACCCTTGTGACGAGTAAATGTTTCAAACTCTGTCATTAACCAATCGAAGTGTTCATCTTTGAGTACCCCTGGGTCATTCAAATCAGTCTTAGTTGCTGCCTTAACCATTTCAAATGTTGGCAATGCGTTATGTTCTGTGACGTAGCGATTCATAAACTCCGCCGCATCTTGAAGTTTACGATCAAATAATGTGGGATCAAAAATGCTTTGACAACGAACGAATGTGCCAGCATCACTGAGCATCATTTCCAAATATAATTTCTGTATATCGTATCCGTAGTCTGTATTTTGTCTAGTTGTCATTGTATTATTATATAATTATTTTTTGTTAGTGTCAATATATTCAAGTAATTTAGGCCGGTATGTTTCATTCCATTCGTGCTGTTTACTAGCACTAAAACTTAATTCCATTACATCTTTAGCATCAGTGTCCGATACACTAGGATCTGTAAAAATTCTTATAAGATCCTGAAAAACTTCTTCCGGAAGTCCTTGTCCATCTGGACCACCATGCTTTGGTATTTTTAATTTTCTTTGAACCATTTCTTAGCTCTTAGTTGTATCTTAAGATCTGTGGTTTCAACAGAATTAATAATTAGATACAATGTATAAAGTTTACCCAATTTACAAACAGCATCATTGATATCCTTAATACCTTCGGGCCAGTCTGGCATACTAACACCATAACCGTTTTTAATTGCCTGTTCTACTGTGCGAGCTCCGTCAGTGTCGCGATCCGGAACAACGATGACTTGACGATTTAGTCTATTGATTAACAGTGCCTGCTTGTCCATTATTTCAGCACCTAGTATAGCAACACCATCAATACTTAGCGCATCAAATGGTCCTTCGCAGACAATTACGAATTCTCTATCCTGTGTTTGTCTATCTAAATTAAACACATATCCAGGAGTTTGATCGGATATGTATTTGGGTTTAGCATCATTAATTGCACGGGCAGTATAACCAACAATAATGCCGTCTTTATAGAAAGGAATGATTATTCTGTTTTTGTATCCTATCTTATTGGTCCAGTAAAAAGGATAACTGTAAGGATCTATATGTCTATTATTTCGTAGATAACAGAATGCAGTAATTAAGTCTTGTTCTGTATTTTCCCAGCCATTTAGTTCAATCCAAGTACTCCATGCCTCGAGACTCTTTGCACCTTCGGGCAATTCACGTTCTTCAAACTTTGGCAATGATACTGCTTCTAATGCTTGAGCATCAGACTCTATTTTTAATGCTTCTAGTGATAATTTAGTGATAACATCGTCTGGAGCACCTAACCATTGCAGTAGGTACTTCATTTTTCTAGTTAGATGACGACCCGGTTGATAACTGGCTTTGTATCCACAATTGAAACAATGATAACTAACGCCTTCACCGTTTTGGATCATTCCGCCACGTTGTCTAGTATCGGCTGTAGTACCATTATGGTGGCAACAAACCGCATTGAATTTAATCCAACCACTAGGAGTTTGTTTACGGCGTGCCGGAAGGTACGAATAGATTATCTCACCAATACTCATATAGAGTATTTTAGTTTCTTACTATAATTTTGTCAAGTAATCCGGTAAATCCCTGACCCGCAACATCTTCAAAAACTCTGTCTGCGGTTTCGGTACTGGCAACACCCATAATAGAAACACCGGCAATGCGTCTAGTATAACTGGCCAAACTGCCTAATACAGGTCCTTCAACTAAGGTGACAGTTAGGGTTAAATCATTAGATGGGCTAGATCCGCCTAGACTAGAGCCAGGTATTCGAATTTTGTCGCCAACTTCATATTGTGTACCACCAAACGTAATTTCTTCTACAGCATACACTGATCCTGTTTTAGAAATATTAAATTTGGCAATATCTGCGCTGGCATTTTTAGGAAAACTGAATCGCATAAAACGATATCCAGTGTTATCAATAATCTGTCTTACTGATGTTTGTCCTACAGGAACTTCTACAGTATCAATTAGTTTCCAAGTTGTTCCAAATGCTGTACTCTTGTCATTAGTAGCATAAACTTTTACAAATCCAATAAATGGTGTTTCTACATTAGGTACTATTTCAATTTCCACAGAACCAATAACTGTACTGTCTAATGTAGTACTGTAGTCGTCGTTGATGTAGTTTCCAAATTTTACTATTTCGCTGGTATACTCATCTTTGTCGTGTTCATAATTGAATATCTTAGCAATATCTACAATTTCGCCAAAGCCTTTCTTTTCATTATAACCATCCATTAATTGAACATTGCCAAAAAGTTCAAATTGACCGTCAATGTATATTGGGCTGTCTGTAACGCCGTCGGTTAGATAAGCGGCCATACGTAACATCTGTGGATCAATGTTGGCGATCGTGTCGCCGTGGATAGTTACAGTCATCTGTCCTATTTGACTAGGTATAGGGTCAGCAGTTACAGAAAATAAGTTTTTGTGCTCTGTGTCAAAAAACTTTACTATTGCAGTTTTCCCTACTACAGCCTGCTTTCTTTGCTCTGAATTTCGTACTTCTAACTGTATTGTATTATCAATACCTTTGTATAATTTTAGTTGTCGTTGATACACTTGTCTATACTCCGTGTTGAACCCTACTCGATCTGTAGTAACCGTAATTTTGTTTGGCACTAAATAAAACTGAATTTTTTGCATTTGCTTAATTTCGCTTATCCAAGGTTATAATAGTATTTATGGTAAAATTGACGGAAGACATCAGAGAGAACTTCCCCTTTATTTCAGTGGTGCATTACGGAGGCATAGAATACGTAGGCATCATAATTAATCAAGATCAGTACGTAACTAGCCTCTACAACTACGAATCCTTAAAAACTGAGGAAGATCGAAAGGTCTTCCTAGAATTAGGAGAAGCGTGGTGGTGGGAGAGCAATCGCACGATTCCTATTAATATTTTTCTAAAAGCAGAGATGGAACCCTACAAGTACTCTGTTATGACTATGAATACTAAGGATGTAACTGTGGTGTTTGGGCCCACAATAAATTTACACAATATTTCAATAAAACGTGTAAAACGCAAGGTAATACAGTTAGTTAGAAAACGTTAACTGTATTCGTAACTGATACCTTCGCAGATTAAATTCATCTGCACAACCACTGCTTGAGCATAGGCAACAGCGTGTGCTTTCTTAAAATAGTATTCATCATTCTCTGGCTTGGTCCACACTTCCGTCATCACCGTAGTCCATTCTTTCCCAATCAGATAGCGTTTCGCTGGACGTATCATCGCCAACACTGCCGCTAATTGTTCTATAGACTTTGGTGCCATCTGCCTTAGTATAGATCCATGACCGTTCACATGGAACAATAAGTTCACGAAGTCGTCTTGTAACAGTAAATCCCATAGTGGTTCCGTTTCCATTAATTGAATAAGGTGTGCCTCATCTCGTACACCTTCATAGATACCTACATTTAAAAAATCTATTTTAAAATATCCGCGATCTTCTGCTTCTTTGTAATCTATGGTGCTAAGACCAGTAGAAGGGTCATGTGGAATAGAATGACAATATATTCCTGTATTGTGTTTTTTAAAACTGCCATTTTCTTTAATAGCCGCAGTGATAGTTTCTAGTTTATCTAACACTAGATCTCTATCTGCAAAATCTATGTCAATGTCTGGCATTATAAATTACCTTCCTTAACTACTTCTGCTATCAACTCTTGATCTGCTGGATATACTTTAAAACGTCGAGCCCAATACTCCGGATCTAGTACTTCGAATACGATGCTTAATTGTTCGTCATTGAATTTACCTAATAATTCTCTTCCGGAGTCGCAGTTTAAAACTAACCAAGGACTGATTTTACCATCTTTGATTGCATAAACAGCACGATTAACACTTACATACTTAAAATAATGATTCCACTGGCTACTATTTTCATTTGCCCAGTCCATCATTGTAGTTATACTACGCTGTAAAGCCACCTCGGCCGGTTCTTTCTTTATTAAGTCTAGAACGTATTTATAGTACAGTTCTTCTCTACACCAGTGATCTAATTTAACTCCACTGGTTACTACGAAATCGATATATCTGTCTGGATATAGTGGATCAACATTACTAAGGAAACTACCAAATTTTACAAATGCATTATAATATTGACTGCCAGCAAACTCTTCGTAGGTTTTTGTATGTTTGGCTTTTTGAGTTAGTTGAAAAAATCTTACATACGTCTGATAACCCAACAGAACATGTTTTTCGTTTTTAGCCAGATGTCTACGTTTCTGTTCACACATATGAACAGTTAGTGTAGATTCTTTAACATAGGCACTACCGCAGTATTGACATACGTAAGGCTTTTCAACTGTGCTCAATTTTATTTTTATTCCTTTGTGTTTTTCAAAAACATCTAAATTCATAAGGCCTTTTTAATATCTTTATCTTCCCACCCTAGGTCTCTTAAACGTTCTTTGACTTTCTTTTCAGTAGTCAAGGATGCCATTAATTCAAGTTCGTCCTCTTTCAAGTGTGGATATAGTGTTTCAAGAACTCGAACTATTTTGTTGTTGCCTTCTTTCTTTTTATGACCAATCCATTCATGAAAATAAATTTTCTTTTCTTCATTTCCGGTCATGCAAACAAGATACCATAACAGTTTAGGATGTTTACTGAGATTAAAATAATTTCTATTAAAATACTCGTTGGTTTTAAAAATAGCCAGTTCCTGCGCTTCTCTGTCGCTGGTTTTTATCGAACTGGCATATCTTAGTAAAAGATAAAGACTGATCTGTTTGCGTTGTTCTTCTGTGAAATTATCCCACAGATCTCTAGCACCCATATCAATGGCCGCTGTTTCATCTTTGATTGTTAGTTTATCACTCATCTTTGGGGACTATCCTTGCATCAAATGCCATAACTGTTCTTGTACCTTGACCCTTCCATGGATAAACTGTATGTGCTAGGTAACTAGGGAATACAATTACAGTGCCAGGCACTGGTTTATATTTCCACGTATCATTCATTATAAATTTACTTACATCTCTAGTTTCTGGTAATTTAAAAGTTATAACGCCGTCACTAGGATTACTGTTTTCTGCAAAATCTGGAGCAGTGATGTAAATGTTTCCACTGATATTGCCGCCTGGGTGACTGTGTAATTCTTGATACTGTCCTTGTTCTTGTCGAATGGTCCAAATACTAGTAACCACCGGTTTACATAATTTTAAATCTTCTGTGCCGCTTTGTGCAGAAACTATTTCCATGTAACCTTGACAGATAGTTTCTAACCATTTAACCAACCAGGTTACATCTAAATTTAATTCATTTGGATACACTTGAATTTGCTGTCCCCCGCGGATACTGATAAACGGATTTCCGCTGTCATTTAATTCAGGATGCCCGTGTAGTTGTTCTGCTAGACTGTAAATTTTACTAAATTCAACTGGCGGAACTTGGTCAATAGCCATTATGATTGGTTGAAAGTATGCTACCTTTAGAGTCATTTAGTTTTCCTGATAATATTATAAACTAGTATAGCACGATCTAATGTTTTTTGTAAAGTCTTATTAGTTTTTGCGGTTTCTCGAATATTTCTCCAAAGACGTGCTTCTTTGGTTTCTAAAAATGTTTTACGACCATCACCTGGGCGGTTTGGATCATAGTCCCACCCAATGGCTACTCTAGTACTAGGATCTGCACCTAATTCTCTAGCATAGGTTACGCCATTGGCACGTTCATAAATGTAGGTTGCACCTGGTTTAAGTTGTCCCATAATTATAAAAGTTTATAATGATTAATAATTTCACTCTGTCTACTGATGTCTTTGGTGAAAAATGCACAATGAGGTTTTTCACTGTCATACAACGGTACGGTCAACAATTGATTGTTTTTCATTTTAGGAAAAAACCATTTTACATCATTATAGACATTTACGATTTCTATCTGTGCGTATTCGTGTTTAAATGACGACAAGGGATTAAACAAAAATGCTTCAAATCCTCGGTCATTTAAACTAGTCAAGGGCAACACTTCTAGTTCGTTGCCACATTCACTGTCGCCTACAGCAATACTCCAATCAATAGGCATAGTTACTTCGTGTCCGCCGATGTTTAACACCATTGCCGGCGAATTAAAACTTTCTAAGAATATCAGAGGAATAAAGAAAAAATCTGGGTTACTAGGATCGTTGTTATCTAATACACTAAATCTAATATCATCTTCTAATTCATCAGGCATCTTAGATAGGTCAAAGCTCTTGTCATCTAAGGTCAATATATACATTCTTTCTCCGTTATTATTATTCTAACCATTCTATCTTTTCTAAAGTGAATGGATATTTCGCTTCCTTATAGAATTTCTTTCGCTCTGTTAAATGCCTTTTTGCATATTTGCAAGTAGATGTTATGTCCCAGATTTGGACGAAGTCTTTGTCTTCTGCTTTTCGAATGCCTCGTCCAATGCTTTGGATAACGCGGACAAAGCTCTTTCCGGGCTCAAGAAGAACCAGATTAAAAATCCTTGGAATATTAAGACCCACAGCGGCCACACCGTAAGTCGCCACAATAACCTTTTTATCACTGTCTTTGACCTCATCATAGTGTTCCTTTCTTTCTGTAAGTTTAACTTCTCCGCTGATGAATACGGAATCTGGGATGGCATCTACTATTTGTTTGCCTGCATCTAGCCTGTCTACTAATATCAATGTATTGCCTGAATCTTTAATTGAGTTACATAATTTTGCAATATAGCCAATTCTATCAGAATCTGTAACTAGATATTTTAATTCTTCCTGATAGGTTCTAAATTCTTTATAGTCCATCATCTGTACAATGTTTACATGACATTGACTAAGCACACCTTTCTTTTGTAATTCATGTGCGGCTATTCGATTAACCACAGGACCAATTGTGGCTAATATACTGTGAAAATTAATTTCTTCTTTAGGGATCGTGCCAGTTAATCCCCAGCGTATTGGAGCATTAGCCATGTTCATGCTTAATAGTTTTTTAAGAACATCTGCCTTGGCTTGGTGAACTTCGTCGATGATTACACAGACTACTCCGTCAAGAAATTCTGCAAGTGTTAGAGACTCATTGTCATGACTTTTCTTATCTAATATGTTTAGACTTTGCCATGTACAGATTGTATGTGTTCGATTTAATTCTTTTCTATCACCAAAGTATACACCTACATCTAAGCCAACGTTACGATAATCTTCTTCGGTTTGCACTACTAGACTTTTGTTAGGCACAATAACCAGTGTACGACCATAAGGTTCACAGAGCGCACTCAGTGTAGCAGTGATAATAGTTTTACCAGCACCGGTGGCTAATTCTTGTAGCCCTTGCGGATTTTCCATAAAACCATTAATTGCATCTAGTTGATAGTCTCGTAATACAATCGGTTGACCCTCTATAGGATGTCCTTTGGGCCATACCTTACCTTTGTCTGCCCAGTATTGATCTGTAATTTTTTCAAATTCAAATTTGTGAGATTGTCTAAGGTCTTCAATCTCTTCTATGTCAACACCGGACTCTTCTAGCACAGCCATGATAACATCTAAGTGATTTAGATAACCGTTTCCGCCAAGACCAAAGAATGTAGTCGTACCATCCCATCGGCCAAGTTTGTATTGAGGCATGTGACGTGCATAAGGTAATTCAAATTTCAGTGCATTAGAAATTTTCCTGCGTATTTCCACAGGCAATCCTTCTAATTTAATATTGACTTCGTCTCTAATGACTAATTTACAACTGTACAATTTGATGTGATCCTTTTATTTTGCCGTATCTTACTGATACTGAATTGTTGTAGTAGTACACCGTAGAAAAATCATTCAGGTACGCTGATGTTTTTCCAAATTCATGGTTTGATATTACTAAGGCAGTCCTTGGATGCCAGTCTGCTGAAAACAAAGGCTTGGGTATCCGATTTTTTGACACGAACACAACCCTAGTTTTTGAATCTATATAATTATTTAAGTGGTTATCCCGTACAAATTGGTTAAATTCCATCTGATCAGGATTGCCATTTTCTAATCTAAAAAATACAGTAACTTCGTTAGGATTCAATCTAGCCATTAGAGCATGGCAAAGGTCTTTTGTGGTAGAAATTACTTCTTTATTCTCATCGACTATGATTAAAACAGGCCATTGCTTTAATTGATCTAAAATATCAAAGACCTTGGTATGACTGTGTTCTTGTGGATTAATGCGAAATCTAGTCTCTGTAGAAACCAGTATGTTTTTTATTAAAGAATCCTGGGTAAACTCATTGATTTTTTCAATAATTTTAGGGTTTTTATGCAAAATTCCACAATTTTTTAACCGGTCTAAAAAAACAAGAAAATCTGAGCCTTTAACATCGGGAAACTCTTTATCTAAATATTCTTGACAACGAAAATTTACATTTTTTAAAACCAGTTGATCCTCGACCAGATCTAGATAAGGTGCAAAATTATCAGGATTTTCTGAAATTTCTTCAATTTTTTCATAATACCGTTGCGCCACGGGTGTTAGTTCAAATCCTAATGGCTGTAGTGCATTTACAATTTTATAAAAATCCTGTTCGTTGAAAATTAAATGTTTTTCTCCCTTGCGATCTTCTGGATGCACATTTAATTCGTCCTGTAACGCACCCCAGAGACCGGCAAATTTCTTAGAAAATACGAATTTTATCAAAACTTTTAATTTTTTATTTGAATCAACATACAGCGAAATTAATTGTGTTCGATCTATTTCTCGCAGAGGCATACGCAAAGGTTTTTCGTTGAGCAAAAGTTCAACATTGACAAAATTTTGCTCTAAGCCCTGGCGATATTTTTCAATTTTTTTAATGGCAAGGTCTAATTGACGATCAGTTAAGGCTGTCTTTCTAAAAACCTGCCTAGCCAAACTGCGTACTAAATTTTGTTCACCTATATCGATGCGGACATTGACTGCTCGTGCAGCCATCCCACCTAAAATTTCTAGTGCGTCTTCGATTGTATGCGTCATAATATGATTATAACACATTTTTACACAGTGTCAACCGTTTAGAGCCAATAAAATTCTCTGTTGAGGTATGCCTTCTTGGATTTCTGGCACAGTCCATTCGGTGTGTAAGATTTTTTGAAACCAATGTGACCTATCGGGTAAAAAAATCTCATTAATTTTTGAAATAGTTTGACTAACTGGATAAGCCAAACTAGACTTATCACAGATTACGGGTGTTCCGTGCAGGGCCGCTTGTATTCCGGGGCCGCTGTTATGAGTAATCACACAGTGATGATTAAAATCTATGTCAAATTTGTCGTAGGTGTGAAGAATTTTTTGAGGACGTTGAAAAATTACTCCAGGCATGTTGGAAATACTTATAGGATGTCTAGGATGCGGTCGAAAAATAATTGGTCTGTCAGATACTGCTCGAATTTCTGCAACTCGTTGTCTTAACCACGACACAGTTGTTGGCTGATTTTGCCATTGCAGACTTCTTTCATGCTGTCCAATGATTAAAATTGAATCTTTTCTTCGTTCACGAATAGATTCTAAATTAATTCCCAATTTTTGACTTCTATTAGGATCTAAATTTTCTGTATTTCCATAAATTCCATCTGCAGAAATATGATTTGC